AGGAATGTTCCAGTTGATTCTGGTGCTGGATACTGAATGTTGATATCCATAAGATGCGTTTCTGGTTTTAGTCCAATTTGAAACATCCTTTTGAGTAGATGTCAGTAAATCAGGATTCTGTGTTGTAGTACAGTTAATGGTTACATCTGCTGTAGGTGTTCCACTGATTACATAGTTATTTCCGCTAGCAGTTACAGTTATTCCAGAACTTCCTGAAGGTTGATTTATCCTATATGTATCTTTTGGAGATAAAGTAACTGATGTCATTGGTCCAGATAAATTAGTCTGAACTAATGCTCCGCCAGTGTGATTGATGTAACTATCGATTGTGATTGTTACTGTGTATTCTGGAGGTCCTGATTGCTTGAATCTCCTCTTATTAACTACATATCCCATATCACACCAACTTTCGCAGAATAAGCGGTATGTTTACATTAGGGACTGTACCATTCAGAGCATAGAAAGTTATTTTATTTGTTGCTGTTGTCCCATAAGTTATGTAGCTTAGTGCTTCATAAACATTTGCTGCTTGGGTACTAGTTAAACCTGTTGGGTCAAATCCAACTATTTCAATGTTGTCAGATGAGGTTATACCAGATACTGTTACTTGGTTAGATGTTCCTGACCAGTTATTAGCTAATACTGTTGCATAGAATACTGGTTGGACTTGACTATCTGCTGATAAAACTCCACTTGAATTTATTGATAAATTGGAACCTACTTTAATTCCGCCTAATGAACCTGTTGAGGCTGTTGGTAAAGTGTAATTGTTGGCTCCTGATTCAATGCCATCAAGTTTAACTTTATCTGCGGTACTCATTAACCCTGCGGTTGCGGTAGTAGCATCTGAATATGTCGTATCAGTAGCGGATACTGTTGAACCTGTTATGGTTATGTTGCTTCCTGCCGTAAGTTTGTCCTGATACTTCAAATCTGCTTGTTGTTTGAAAGTCGCTAACTGCGGAAGTCTGATTAGTTTCTCTGCCATTTTTCCCTCCTGAAATTAAAAAGGTCAGGAACTTATGTCCTGACCTTATTGCTTTGTTTACTTAGTGTCTAAGTTGTCCTAATATGTATCCTGAATTCAGATATTCCTGTAACTCTTCTGACCTAACTCGATAGTTTTCTACACCATTGTTAACCCAGATAGTATCTATTTTAGCTTCACCTATTTTTCTTCTGTGTTCCTGACTTTTATGCGTTCCCTTCATAGTTTCGCTTATGCGTTTTTTGCGTTCTTCAGGAATGTGTGTGCCTTTTATAGATTTTGTTAAACCCATGCGATAAGCATGAAGATTATTCTCTCGTGGAGTAACCCACTCTAAGTTCTCAGCACGATTATCAGTTTTAATACCATTTTTGTGATTAACATATGGTTTGTTTTCTGGATTATCGTGAAATGCTGAGCAAACAAGCCGATGCACCCAAAACATACCACAATGTTTGAGCCTGCATTTTGGATATAATTTGGTGTCGTAATACTGCTTTACGATTTTTCCGTCAGAATCCTTGATTCTACCTTCACTTGAAGCGAAGTACTCATCATATCCGGGTATCGGTCTCCAAACTTCTTCCATAATAGTCCTCCATTGACTTATGATGTAAATGAAGGATAGGTAATCTTCATAATGGAGCTAAAGAAACCATGTACTTGGCTGTCCCTACCTTCATTATGTAATAACGATTATTGAGTTTATTGGTCAGACCAAGGCAACTCACGCAACAGAGAATGGAGGTCATGAATAACCCCATTTCCGTTGAATGGCTCACTTTCGTACCGTTCAAAAAGTGCTTCGTACACCTCTCGTTCATCTTGGGTGTAAAAGCCCTTAGCGATGCATTTCTTGTAATTATCGAGCAAGCGTTCCCTTATTAAATCCCTTTGGGCATTAATCATTGCTTCTCGTTCGGCTTTTTCAGTTGCTATCCTTGATTCCTCTATGGCTTCTCTTGTTCTGCGATATTCGAGGGCTTCAAGATTGTCTTTCTTCAACTCTGCAAGTTGATCTTTAATATCTTTCAGATCCTGCTCTTTACCAGTTTTCTTATTGATAATCGTTTGAATAACCGCCCATAATCCAGAACTGGCAAGGATAGAACCGACAATTGTTGCAATCAGTGTTGGCGTATCCAATTTAGTGCCTCCGTATTAGTTGTATAGATTTATGATTTCTTCATCTGTGGCAAATTGAGCAATAACCACACTTGCCTGAGTAAATTGTTCGTTGACAGTATCATATTGAACCGCCTCTATCCCAGCAATTGCTGTTGCTATTGCAGTACTGACATCTGAAGCCGTTTGGTATCCGCTGTCATTGGTTAATTCAGAAGTAGCGGTAGGTATAGTTGGCTTATTCTGAATATAAGCATCGGAAGCAGTTGACGCTTCGCTCCAATTAGCCTGAACATTAACTTCGGCACCTGTTTCAATTCCGCCTAACTTTGTAGCAAGAGCATCAGTGAAATTATTATCAGTATGAACATAATTAGCATCTGATATGAAGTTACTGTCATTTGTCAGGTCGCTTGTTTTGGCAGGTACTGTTATGTTAGCGGTAGCATTACTTGAAGCATTTGCACTGAAAGTGGCAACATTAGATCCATTCTTCTGAATAGTTAATGTGGCATTGTTTACTGTCGGGATACCGATCTGTGCAAGTGTCTTATTGCCTATAAGAGTTACATTATTGATTTTAGGAAGATTTGTTAAATCCTCATAATTGTTTGTACCTGGTTGCCCTCCACCATATTGATTAAGGGTTCCTATAAGGGTTCCTGTACTTGATAAGGTTCCGTGTATATTCGGCATTTAAGAGCCCTCCCTTTATATCTTCAAAAAGTATAAGGTTGCAGAATTATTAGCCCAATAAGTTGCAGATTTTCGAACAAAGTGAACAGTTGTGTCTTGAAAATATAAACTTGTGATGTAATCGTTCCTAAAGCATAACAGATTAATATAACTGTTATTATTTAGAACCGTTAAACCAAATAAAACATAGCTATCACTTGAATAAGGTACAGTTATACTTTGATCGTTATTAGATGAGGAAACTGTAAAAGGATGAGTTTTAAGCAAACCGCTTACAGAGATTGTGCCACTAGTAATCCCAATGCCATCACCAGCCGTGAGTTTGTCCTGATACTTTAAGTCGCTTTTGGTCTTGTATTCAGATAAAGCATTGAGGTCAATGAGTTTGTTACTCATATTGGTACCTCCTTATTAAGTGAAAAGTCCTGCGATGTCTGTGTTATCTGCAAGCTGCCAGAACATTGAGCTGTTTGCTGTGAGCTGATTGTTTACTGAGTCATAGTATGCAACATTGGTAAAATCTGCTGCGGTAGTACCAATCTGTTCCCAAGCGTTGTTTACATAAACATACTCGTCATAAATATCTGTTCCAGAACCACCGTGAGAAATGAGGTAAATTGTACCTGCATCGCCTGTTGCAGGAAGTGTCGAAACGATCTCAAACGATATACCTGTGATTCCAGCAATAGCAGTTGCAATAGCGGTGCTTACATCTGATGCGGTCTGATAACCCGAGTCATTTGTGAGGGAAGAAACTGCCGTAGGAACTGTGATTGCTGCGGTTGATGCAGAAGCTGCGTTAGCGGAGAATGTTCCAACTGATGTTCCATTCTGAGTGATGGTTAAGGTTGCATCATTTACTGTCGGCAAATCAGACGAAGTGATAAATCCGCTATCATTGTTAAGGTCTGATGTGTTTGTCGGGATAGATGCTGTAGATGCAAAAGTAGCTGCATTATAAGCATCCTGCTGGAGCTTGAAGTAACTGAGTCCGTTGAGATCGATGAGTTTGTTAGACATTGAAATTTCCTCCTTTAATGAAATAAGTCTGCGATGTCTAAATTGGTTGCAATATCGGGTGTAGAGTTAATAGTAGTGCCTGATATGGTTATTGCTTGTCCTGCTTGATAAGTGGTATCCACAGCAGAGATTACATTCTCTTGAGAGATATCGACATTTTCACCAGCAGAATAGGTTGTATCAGTAGCAGAGATAATATTGCCGTTGATCTGAATATTCTCTCCGGCTTGATATTCCATATATGAGGCTCTGACTATATGACCAGTCATTGTCCCTGACTGAAGGATTTCATCTGCGGTAGGCATATTAGGTATCCTCGAAATTTACTTCTTCTGCTATTATGAACTCTGTCGGAGTGATTATTGTATATACAGCTTCTGAGACAGTAGTAAGAGTTACATCATAAAGATAACTTCCATACTTCAAGCTGCGTGTGTCAGCAGGATTGATAACTATTGTGCTACCCGTTTTCTGTATAATGATGTCTGCTGTCTTGGTATCTTTCTTTAAAGTAAATGTAATGACATCGCCTTCTTGAGGGGTATATGCTGATCCTGAATCTGTTTTGATTTCCACATCAAAAGCACAGGTATCTCCTCGGGTTAATGTGATTACATTTGAATCATCAATTCTGAACATTGGCTACCTCCTTCGTATTATTTATGATTAAGCATTAATGAAATCTTGGTAGGTTGAGTTGTAATGAATAACAACACCTGAACTGATAGTTCCCCAGCCTTGAGTTGCAGCATCTGTAGCATCTGTATATATTTCTAAACTTGCTTCAGTACCAGTGTCATAGAAAGGTTTTTTATCTGAATCAACTACTGAAGTTGCAACAAATGTTGATGGGAGCCACACTTTTACAATTTTGGTATCATAAAACATACGGCTCATATTGGTTACTCCAAGCGTATCCCAACCTGTAAGGTCAAGAGAACATAGATTAGAAAACGCAAACAAATCACTGATTACAGTAATCCCTGTTAACCAAAAATTATCTAAGTTTAGCGAATGAGTAGGAGTTACCGCATAATAATCAATACAAGAAAACATTCCACTTATATTACTCACACCATCTAAATTTAAGTGCTCAATAAAAGGGAGCACCCAATTTGTTCCGTCATAACCATTTAAATCAATATCTTCTACCATTGCACCTTTAACAAGTTCAGGCATCTCGACAAAAGGTATTGAACTGGTTGAACCATATAAGGTTCTGATGGAATTAGCGATAGCAGTGAGGACTTCACCCGGATTATTGTAAGCCATATAAATCTCCATAGTTAAGCATTTTCATAGTCTTCATGTGTTGAGTTGTAATGCGTGGTAAAGGGAGTTACTATGTTTCCCCAGCCTTGCGCAGAAGCACTGGAAGCATCAGTATAAATGTGGCAAGTAACTCTTGGTCCTACTTTAAATGGCTTGTCATCAGAAGAACATCTAGTGGCTACAAAGGTTGATGGAAGCCATATCTTTCTTAAGTACGATCCTGCAAACATGCTGCTCATATCGGCTGCCTTAGAAGTATCCCAACCAGATAAATCTAATTCAGTTATACTGTTGCCTGAATATATATGGTAAGGGTCAATACAAAAACAAGCACTGAAATCAGTTACATTGGATACATCCCAGCCAGTTACATCTAATGCTAAAGATGCAGTACTCGAACAGCCAAAATTGGAAAATGTATACTTCATATTAGTTACTTTAGAAGTATCAAAATGTGATAAATCCAAATCTTCATCCTCGGATAACCGCAATTCGGCAAGCATATAGGACATATCTGTTACATTAGAAGTATCAAAACTGCTTAGATCTATGGAAGATGCTCTAGTCCCAGCCAACATATAGGACATATTAGTTACATCAGAAGTGTCAAACTGTGATAAATCCAAAGGGTCATCAGGCTGATTTATATACATAAGCATATTACGCATATTAGTCATACCTGAGGTGCTGCCTATATATGGAATCAACTTGCGTTTCCATGAGCTTGCATAATTATAAGCAAGCGAAATTGGGTTAATCCCACGAATAGTTTCTCCATATAGGGATAAGCTAGGTCCTATAAATCCATCAATCAGATCAGGCATATCTACAAATCTAATTGAAGCAGTAGTTCCATTAACTTCTCTGATATTATCTGCTAAATCTTGCAGCACTTGGTTGTAATCTGTATAGGGCATATATCACCTCTTAATACGAAGCTCCCAAAAGTGTGGAATTGATAAAGGTATAAACAGCACCACTTTGTACTGGTTGAGTAGAATTCTGAACTACTTGGTTTTGTGCAACTACTGATATTACTCTTGCAGATGAAATATTAATGTTGTCACCGGCAAGATAATCTCCGCCACCACCGCCACCGCCTGTGGCAGATAATGTACCATCTGGATCAATGCCTAAGTTAGCACCGACTTTAATACAACCTAATGATGCGGTTGTAGCTATCGGCAAGGTTGATATATCTGCCGAAATTACTCTTGCAGTTGAAATTGAAATACCTTCACCTGCGGTATATGGAACATCTGCTATCTCGTCTCCTGTAATAGTGATACCGTCACCGGCTGTATATGTAGCAGAAATCTCGTTGTTTGCCCCAGATATAGCAATATGGCTTCCTGCGGTATATGTAGTATCTGTTGCAGATACAGTAGTTGTAGGAGTATTTCCTCCAGTTCTGCTTATCTGTATGTTGTTGCCAGCGATTAAATGGTTTTCTTTGTTATCGGTCAACCAAACTAAAGTATCGTAAATTGGACCTTCTGATTGGCTGCTGGTTCCTGCGAAAATAGGATCCATTTCAACTCTGAGAATAAAATTTGCTGTGCCAATAACATTTCCATCTTTGCTGAATTTAATCTCGCAGATTGTATCTCCCTCAACCGCACACATCTGCTCTGTGGTTGTAACTGTAACAGAAGTGGCATCTTTGGAAACATTGGCCTGAACTATGTTTCCGTCAGGTTTGATTGCTTCAAATTCTGCTGTATAGGTCGAAGGATTGAACGGAGTATCTCCTTCATAGGTAATTAACTTAAATTGCCTGCCTATATCGAACTGTGAGGCATGAACCACTTGGGATGCACCACCGGGAATTAAATTTAGAGTAATTTCTTCCATTTATGCCTCCTTATAAATCTTCTACGACAATGAGTATCAGTTCTGAACTAATTGATCGTGTCTGAGATTGGTTTGTTATGTTAATTTTGGATAAACAGGTGCCTGCAACTTCTGTTATGTCAGTACCGATAGTGAAAGTAAGAAGATTTCCGCTTGTATGTTCTATCTCTATGACTTCATAGGTATTATTTGGAAGCCTGACCTGAAGTGTGATTATATCGGTTGCTGTAAACACTTCATCCAATTCCAAGGTTACTTCTCTGGCATCACCTTTAGATACATTTATCTCAGGGTAAATTCCGCCTGGTATCATACTGACTGGGATGATGTTATTCATTAGCATCTCCTTTACCTAATGATTCTTCATAGGTTTTTCTGTCATAAGCCATCTGATCTTGATTGAGCTTATCTATCTCAGTGAGAATGTCCTTCAAGACATACCCGATAATAAAAGCAGGAAGCTTGCAATCATTGATTGCCTCCACTATGGCTCTCTTCAAGTCTTCTGTTGCTACGGTGATAGGTTTATCCATTTTGAGCCTCCAGTGCTTTTATTCTCTTCTCCTGCATCTGACATACCTTTACCAGATACGGAATTATCTCTGTGTAATTGAGGTTAGGTAAATTTGTATCTGCGTTCTCGGATATGAGATTAGGGAGATACTCATTTACTTCTTCTGCGATAAAACCTCTGCGGTTATCGCTAGTACCATCTTTGTAATCGAAGGATACTGGTCTTAGATCAAGTATCTTGTTGGCTTCTTCCTCTGAGATGTCTTTGATGTTCTTTTTAAGTTCTCTGGAAGATGTCTGAGTACAAGTTACGCAAGTAAGAGTACCCGATTCACCGTGTCCGTAGATTTTAGCGGTCCCGTCAAAGGCTCTGAGATACAAGCAGCCTGCATTAGTTCCACTATAAAACATCGTCGCTGCTGTTCCTGATGTGGATGGTCCATAAACAGATACTAAACCACCGCCATCTGTACTTTCACCTATTGCAACTGACCACTTGGTATAATCATATCCTGCATGGAAGTATGCTGCCCCGAAGCCGTTGCTGGTTCTTAATAACTCAACAGATGTATGACCTTGATTGTCATAAAATGTCATATAACCATCATCATTTGAATTGATTGAAGCATTTATACGAACACTTCCACTCGGATTCATGAGGTAAAGTGTACCGCCATAAGTAGTCTCAAAAAGTTGAGCTATATGACCTGAGGGACCTGCTAAGTAAAGATATCCATAATCGGTATCACTGACACTCAACACGCCTCTTGATGCTTCGTTAGTGTTGTAGAATTGAATGGTTCCGCCATAAGTATCAGATACTATTCTGGCATTTAATTTGTTGTTTCTACGATACAGAGAAAGTCCTGATCCTGTTGAACCATTATCAGCAAGGACTGCAAGAGCATGCGAAGAATCATACCTAAGTGTAATATAGCCACCGTAAGACTGATTACCTAATGAGCCTGTTGTAGTACCATCTGCTTTACCTATGGCAACTATTCCGCCATTAGCACCGCCTTGCACTGTAGCTAAAGTATAAGAGCTCGTATTGTCATATAACCAGATACCTGAATACTCGATGGTTGAGTACCCCATCGAAGCTCTTACTACATTGTCAGTGTCTATAAGTTGCAAAGACCGCTTTGCTTTGAATTGTGTAGCAGTTACCAAGCCTGATGATGTAATTGCGAGATTGGTTGAACTGACAACGAAAGTATCAGAAGTGAAAGTTATAGTACCAGAATTGATTGTTACCGCAGTACCATCGGCTGCAAATGCCGTTCTGATACCATCTGTGCCTATATCATAATCGGTACTGTTGATCTTTACCTTTAATGAAGTAAATGTAGCTTCACCGGTATCAAGGTTCAGCGTATTCTTTCCAAGTTGGTCAGATAAAGTACCTGTCCTGACTCTGTTGGCTGACATTGTGCCAGTGGTTATCATGTCGGCTACTATTTTGCCATCATTTGTTAAAGCAATAATATAGCTTCCGTTATATCCGGTATTAGAATAACCTAATCCGCTTGTATTCCATCTCCATACTTTTACTGCTTGAGATAGATCCATATTATCTACGACAAGTATTTCATCAGGCCTCTGGTCTGCATTCGTGTCATGTAAGACCACATAGCCACCTTGATTACCAGTTATCTTGGAAGTAGCGTTTGCTATGGCTTCTGACATTATCGATGGAGAAATTGCTTCCTCTGCCGTTGTTTGAATTGAAAGAATAGTGTCAGAGATATTACTCTTGGGTTCACCAAACTCTGTTTTGCTATATCTGCCCTTGAGTACATCCCAAGTGGTCTTAATACACTGGGTAGTAGTTTCTATTCCAAGTGCTTCCAAGTAGATAGTTACTGTATCGCACAAATCTACTCGCTCAGGCATTTTTGCAATCTGAACGAAGTTGAGTTTAATGTTATCTACCAGATGGGTAAGAATATGATTGCTGATATATTCATTAGCCTTATCAGTTAATTGAGTTACTGTAGGCGGTGCATCAAACAATGAAGAGCAATCATATGCATAATCTTTGGTTGCATCAAGAGTTAAGCCTGTCGAAACCTTAGGTGCCTTGGTTATAACACCATCTGAATCCTTGTAGAATGCTATTACTCCAGTTACTAAATTATCACCATTGAGTTCTTGCTTTAACTCAGTAAGATTTTTGCCATAGCGTAAAGTAACTCCTCTGTTTTGTCCTCTGTGAAGTAATAATCTGACATCGAAGTTATCATATTTATATTCACCAGTACCATAGACATCGAGAAGTGAACCTGCTTTACCTGCGAACCATGACCTTACAGATGAGGGTTCAGTAATAGTGAAATTAGCAGTTACTGTCTTATCAGTTTCAATAGTGAATCCAGTTGTTGCATTCTCAAGGAGTTCACAAGCCGTAACACAAGTTGAAGCTGTACCGCTTTCAATTATGCTGCCACTTAAATCATAGCTTATGTGTCTTGCATAAACTGTGAATTTGCCACGCATTACTTTTCCGATCTTATAGATTCTGAAAAGCTGTGGATCGTCTGTGAAATTTGGCTTTGCTTTGATTACTCCTCTGACTTCAATCTCTTTAGCGTGTATGCCAGTTTCGGGATATGACATTTCCAGTTCATATACACCATTTCTAGCCTCTTGTACTTCACAAGATATACAATCAGACAGAGTTCCTAATCCTAAATCTGTAGGAACTACGCCTGGGGTAATTGATGCATATAATATCGGATACATGTTATCTCCTTTAGATCATGAAATACTTTGGAGTAATATCTATTTGAGTTACACCTGTGAATGTTAATGTGTTCTTACCAGGAGCAATTGTCGGGAATGAGCCAGATACTAATGAATTCTTATTCTCTGATTCCAGCCTATATACATTCTGTGCTTCACAGTCGATGTATAAGTAATCGGTCATTCCGGTTATTGTCATCGTTACTCCATTAAGAGTTACTGTTCCGCTGCCTGAACCTGTTACTTTGATTAAAGGCTTTGCATCAAACTGTGTCGGGTTATACAGTTCTGATCCTGATAACAAATAACTGGTGGTTTTCTCACCTATCTTGAGAAACCTCTGTGGTTTGCATACGAAAGATAAATCGCATCTGCCTACTTTTGTAAGTAAGTTATCTGCTTCCACCGGACCTACAAAATAAGCTTCCCTAAAGATATCAGGCTCGAAATTATCTTCGAGCCTTTGATATCCTTTAGGAGAGAGTAGCCATGAGCTTATAGCTGAATAGGTTATTGGAGCTGAGCCGTAGTCATTTCCACCAGCCCAGATAGTGTAGGTTTGAGTATAGTTATCCCAAGCATCTTGCTGTTCTACAATATCGCCATTTCTTCCTGGTACTGAATACTTGGTAAACTTCCTTGCAGGTCTCTTGATTGCAGGCGGATTTTCAACCACTATGCCGAAATCCTGCGAGGATTTTCCTGCCCAGATAATAGCACCGTGTTTAAGCATATACTTCTCCTTGTTGAGTCGTTACATGTTGAATCTTATCCATTATGATTTCTGCAAGTTCATTTATGTCTTGACCTTCAGCACCATAGATATTGAATGTCAGTCCACCATAAGCAACACTGTTGTTGCCAGGTGTATAAACTTCACCTGCTGGTGCAGAATTGAATCCTACTGAAGTGTTGAACTTAGTTGGAATTGATTTAGCCATATCGGTTTCGATATTTGCCATCTCATCGATGAAGCCTTCTCCAATACCTTCCGCCATAAATTTACCGACTTCGTCTTTAAGAACTTTTGACGGTGAAGATATACCGAACTTCTTCTTGATGTAGGATAAGACATCGTCAACCCAGCCTGAAATCTTGTTATAAAGCCATTGAACTTTATCGGTGATACCATTCCAAAGACCTGTAACTAAGTTTTTGCCGTAGGTTACGAAATTGTTGTACCAATTTGCTACCAAATTAAAAGTTGACTGTACTGCTCCGCTTAACTTGCCAGGCAACTGTCCGAACCAATTTGCTATTGTAGTCCAGACTTTAGATACGAAAGTAGTAACAGCACTGATCCTGTTGTTGAACCAATTTGTTATCGTGTTCTTGATATTGGTAATACTATTGACTACATTCGTATAGATGTTGGTAAAGAATGAAACTACTTTGTTCTTGATATTGTTGAATGTATTTACAACATTGTTGATGATATTAGTGAACCATTGAACAATACCTGATATGAGATTATTGAACCAAGTTGAGATATTAGTCCAGATACCGCTGAGCCATGCACTTGCATTGGCTGTAAGGTTATTAAACCAAGGTACAACTGTAGAATCCCACCAAGCAGCCCAACCTGCCATACCTTCTGCAACCCAATTTGCAAAATCGGTTATTATTCCAGCAAGGTTGAGTGCTAACTGTACGAATAATTCACCAATCTCAGGTAATGAAGCCACCAGTGCCATGACGATTGCGCCTACTAACATAAGTGCTGCATTGACGATCAGTTTTATGTTTTCTGGTGATGTCAATGTAGTGCTAATCTCAGTTACCATATCGATCAAAGCAGGGAGGAGTAGGGGCAAGTTCATAGAAAGCCCATTCGCCAATGCTAATACAATATCAACAGCACCTTGAGTTAACTGCGCAACTACATCTGCTTCTGATAAATAAACCACCAACTGAGTGATAAGGCTTAATAAGGTTTCAAGGAGCATCGGCAGATTGTCTAATATCGTACCAGCAATCAATACTAATCCCTCAACCGCTACTGGAAGTAAAGTAGGGAGTAAGCCTATCAGAGTTACTAAGATAGTATTGAACGCACTATTGAATGCATCAAATAATACTGGCATTGATTCAGTAATCATTGATGCTACATCTGAAACTACTGTAGGAATGTATTGAGATAGTATAGGTGCTGCTTTGGTTAAGAATTTTCCAATACCCTTTACGATAGTTGATACTCTCGGAAGGATATTGTTTAATAATCCACCGCCTGAAGCTCCGCCAAATACACTATCAACTAAATCATCAATAGCAGATTCCAGATCACCGCCACCGGCTATTGCTGTCAATACATTATTCCAAGCTGCTTTTGTAGCATTTGCAGAACCTGAAATAGTGAACATAGCTTCTTCAGCAGTTGTTCCTGTTATGCCCATTTCTTCTTGAATTACATGGATAGCCTTGTATACATCATCAAGATTGGAAATGTCATATTCTATTCCTGAAATCTTGGTTGCATCTGCTAACAGACGCTCCATTTCAGTTTTTGTACCGCCGTAACCGAGTTTAAGGTTGTCAAGCATGGTATAGTTTTGTTTTGCAAAACCTTGATATGCAGTCTGTATAGCTGCCATATCAGTACCCATCTTATTGGCATTATCTGCCATGTCCTGAATAGCCATATCTGCTACTGCAGCAGCCTCTTCAGTATCTCCGCCAAGGGATTGCAATAATGCGGCAGAAAAGCTCGTTACGGTTTCCATATATTCATTAGCAGATAATCCTGCTGTCTTATATGCCTCTTGAGCATTTGCCATAACTGCGTCTTGCGCAGCCATTAATTTATCATATGCTGCCGATGCTTCATCTACTGATAAGCCTACTGAATCTGCATAATCCTGAAGGCTCTTACCGCCAGCACCGAATAGTGTTTCAACACCACCTGCCAATTGTTCATAATCAGCATAAGATTGTAAAGCTGCTTTTCCGATTGCCACTACACCAGCAGCTAAAGCAGTAGTTGCGGTTAATGTTGCAGCCGCCAATGCTTTTGCACCTGCTGCTAATACTGTTCCGCAACTTTCTAAGAAAGAGTTACCTGTCTTTTCGCCAGATGATTTACCGGCTTCTGCACCGGCTACTTCGAGTTCTTGTGAGATGGTCTGTCTAGAGCCTTTTAAACTTGGGACTATCGTTATAAACGCCCGAGCTACTTCAATGCTACCTTCAGCCATTTACTCACCTCACTTTCGTTGCGATTCCAAGTACTTTCTTCGCTTTTCTTCCATCCACTTGCGTAATTTATCTTTAGGCATAGCAGTACCTATCTTCTGTTCCTTATTATTCTTGTTGGGACGAGGATAAGGTTTTGTTCGCTTTGCTGGCTTCCTATGGAAACCTGCTATGACATTTGCATTTATTTGAGCGAGCATGTCATAGATATCTGCAAGTAAACTATTAGTTTTTGCTTGAGTTCCCCAGGAATAGTATTCTGGGTAAGTTTCTTGTATTATTGCCGAATCAAGTCCTTGATGTGATATAAAAGAACCGAGGGCTCCCCATTGTAGGGAACCCCCGATATCAGCTAAACTATGACCGGTCTTGAGTAAATCATACTCTAACGCTCCTCGATGTTCTTGTATGAACTCTTGGAGCGATATTATTCCCCCACTGATGCACCAGTTGCCTTTTGAGTAGCTTCTGACCAAGCAAGCATAAGTTTATTGATATCCTCAATATGGAGATTATCGAGAACTTCTTCAGGAATATACTTACCGAAGAATTCTACGATCAAGTCTGGATCATTCTTGCCTTTTTGCAACTTGCGTAACTGTCCATAAGGAATGGAACCCGCAAGAGGAACGCTGTATGTTTTGTCCTCAATCTTAACACTTAAAACTTCAGTACTTGAATGTTTGCCTAATGTTATCTCTGCCATAGTTATTGCCCTTTCTTTAATTAGCCGTTACCGACTGTAACTGCCTGACCATTGTCCTTCATAAATCTCCAAGTAGATGCAGCAATCGTTGCGTTCCAAGTAATAGGATCGCCAGGTGCAAATGAGATATCATCAAGGGACTGCAGGAAACCTCTTGTAGTTCCAAGCATGAACATATCGTCTCCATCCTTACCGATAAACAGATATGCTCTGGGTTCTCCTGTTGTGTCGATATTAACATCAACATAGATAAGCTTGCCGTGGTCTTCAGTAGCCTGAACAACATGAATGTTATCAGCACCAAAGACAACTCCAAGTGCATCCTCTGTAGTGTCGATGATAGGAGCATTTACCGTAGGAGAATCATCCGAAGGGAGCATTCTCTCAATCTGGTTGGCCCAGTTCTTTAAACTGTCAAATTCGTGTTTGGTGGACCAAGTGATACCATCTGCGGAAATAGAACCAACTTCTGTCCAGACAGGAACTACCGTCTTTGTCCAATAATCTGTCTTATTAGCATTGAAGGTTTCCTCTGAGACAGTTGCCTTTGTGTAGACATCGCCTGCCTTGGTATAGTAATCTTCATTGGCGTCATATACACTTGCTGTAGAGCACTGTGTATAGACATCCTGTGTTAAGGGAGCACTGGGATACTCGGGAAGAGCAGTTCCTGCAGGTGCTGTGTAAAACATTCCGGAAGCTGAACCAATTCCGAGGTTCACATCATTCGTCATATTATATTCCTCCTGTTGTTTGTATTTGTGTTTTTTCAAGATGTGCTGTGATTCTTAATCTTGCACTTCTCATTGCTAAATCAGGTCTTACAGGGTCATTTCCCCATGAACCTGAACTTACTACTTCAATGTAGCGAAGAGCCGTTGTCTGTTCCTTTGCTATCTGTTTCAAAACTCCGATGGCATTATTGAGTAAAGTGGTTGCTTCACCCTCATTTTCTGCTCTGCTATCCAACACAACATCAAAATGATCTATTGTGTCATAGTCAGAACCACCGACTTGAGAAACTAAGATATTGGGAAGTGAATAGTTCTCAGGAAGTGGTCTTAAATAAGTTGTGCCACCTATCTGGTAGCCGTTTAATGCCTGGGTGACTTCGTATTCGATATCAATATTTCTATCTATAATCATTTACTTCACCGCCCTGCTTAAGACCTTATTTTCTGATTCAGCTGCTACAGCAGCTCTATCTTGGGAAACTACAAATGAAATCCATCTTCCACCTGCGTAATGTCCTTTAATGGTTTCTTTCTTAAAACCTTTAGAACCAGCAGGAATATTGGCATTAGCCCTTGCTTCAACACCAGATGCATAATCATCAACTAAGTCCTTGACGCCTTCGCTGTTTACAATCTGTCTGAAACCAGCATCAATGAATTCTAATTTCTCAATCATGATTAACCTCTGTATGAAACAAGACTAACTTCAATGTGATCTAATCTACCTGATGCGGAAGGCCATTCCCTGATATCTCCATCTATTGTGTAGAAGTGATTGTTAAATGCTATCCTGTCACCAGCCTTGATATCTGTATCGGCTGGCATATAGCAAGTATATCTATCAGTAATACCAAGTATTCTTCCGTCTTGAGATAGGGTAGTGGAAGAAGGCTGCATAGAACAATTCTTGATTGTCTTTTGTGTAGAGTTGTCCCAATCTGGAACAGATTGACCTCTTACTTCTTTGGTGCCCGGTCTGATAACAACTACAGATTGCTTAAAGAAAGTAGGTAACATATTTACCTCCTCATTAAATCAATCATTCCGATAACTTGTTTCTTCAGTCCGAGTGCCTTCAAATCACTTGGCCAAAGTGCGATTCTTCCTGAAGCATTAGGGAGTAAATAGGACTGACTAATGCCCCCTGTGGATTCGCTATACTGAGTAGCTGGGAGCTGAGCACCAGGAGTATTTAACTCCCTCATGACTACATCAACGGTAACTGTTTTAGCAATATGGAGAAGGATTCGATACTTGTAAATTACCAGTATTTCAGCTTCATTTGCAGGAGCATCTGTAAAGGTAATTACATTATCATGCAGCGTGTAATCTGATATAAGCATTCCGTTTGATGAAACACTCTCAATAGCTACTGGCTTATCAGATAAAGTAAACTCATGTGAATAGCCATCACCTTCCAAACAGTCATACTGAACTCCTAATTCAGATGAATAAATCATTTCATCGAAGTTCTTTCCGACCTTTTGTGCTTCAAATCGGATCTGATTACAGACTTCAGGAATTAATGCTGCGGCTCTACGCTGCTCATCAAGACTAAGAGCTCTTTTCAATACTGTGATATCAGCAACTGTTGCGTAGTCTGCCATAATTACTTTCCTTCCTCTTTTTTGGTAGTCTTCTTAGACTTGGATTCAGACTTGACAGGTTTCTTGGGAGCCTCAATTGGCTCCCAATTTGCCTGTTTAAAATCTTCACCGAACTCTAAAACTATTCCGCTTCTCTTATTACGAAACTTCATAGGCTAAGACCTCACTCCTCAGCATTGACAATAACTGCGAATGCATCAGGATCAATGATGCCCCAACCAACATATGCCTCAGTTCTGAGAAGTACCTGGTTAGCCTGCTTAAGATCTGCAGCACCGCCGTCAGGATTACCATATTCGATAACTTCGAGAGGGATAATCTCAGAGAAGCCCCACTTGAAAGCATTCTGGAAGTCACCAAGTACAGCATAGTCATAAACTGCTGTTGAAGCGGAAACACCAACTGTCTCATTGACATCAGCAGGAATACCACGGACTGCACCAGGATTGCCACCCCACATGAAGTCTTCATAAGGCTTCTGTCCGCCTGCATAAGTTGTCTGAGAAAGAGCAGTAGAGAATGTAGGACTCATAGCGATACCTGTGCAAGTATAACCAGCACCAAGACCAGCGATAGCTGCTGTGATATCTGCCTCAGCTGCTGTGGAAACAACCTTATCAACACCGGAAAGTCTGTCGAAGCAGTTTGTACCGATGATAGAAGATGTTGCCTTGCTTGCAGGATTGAGACCGTGGAATGCCATGATATCAACACCACGAGCAATCTTCTTAGCGAAACCATCAGTAAATGCTCTGAGGTACTCAATCTGCTTTTCTTCTGCACATCTGATGAACTCGTCATTTACACGCGCATTGTAAACAACCTTTACAGGTGTAATTGTTACTGAACCCATCGTGCCATCACCAGCGGGCTTGTTTCCACCCTCTGCAACGATAGAAACATCACTATCAAGAGAGAATGTCATAATCTCATTACCGCTGAATGCGATAGGTGTCTGTGCGGAAAGTCTTGCGATAGAAGACTTACCAGATACTTTGGAGAAAATCTCCGGAATCAGTTCCTTAGGGAAAAGGCCTGTTGAAGCGATAGAACTCATAATGTTCCTCCTTTAAAAATTATTCTGTTTTCTTAATGGTTGATAAAAGTTTCTTGTACGCAGCATTTTCAATAGCATGTTCAGGATTCTGAGTTATGCGTGGTTCAGTTGCTGCCTGGGGTGCCTGTGGCTTTGTGGTACCAATCAATTCTTTGAGAGATTCTGCATCCTTTCTGATGTCTTCTTCTGTCTCTCCAGAAATCCTTGATGCCATACCATAAGGCAATCCCATTTCGTACGCTACCTTGCTCTTTAAATTAGCCGTTTCATACGACTTGACCTGAGCAGTTAAGGTCTCTATTGTCTTGGAATCTTCTGAATGAGATGCTTTGATCTCTTCGATTTGTTTCTGATATTCAGCAATTACTTTTGCATTGTCTTCTGGAGATATCCAGTTTGCAAATTGCTTTGTTACTGAATTCCTTTCTCTTTCAAGTCTCTCTTTGATCTTTGCATCAAATTCATCTTGTGTCTGAATTGGTTGAAATTCTCCCATGTTAAATTCCTTTCTGCCCACTTACCGCGTGGTTTGCGTAAATATGTTAAAAAGAGGTCCCATTCGGAACCTCTCAGTAACTAACCTTTTGTGCTTTTTTGTCTTTTGAACTATCACATAGCCAGTATGCTAATGCGCAACTCTGTAAAAGCGTTACTTCAACACCTTGGCGGATTGACCTATAACCAAATCCACCTTGCGTACCAATCGCTCTCTTTTCACAGTTGGTAACTGACTGAGTTAATGAGTTCTGGGGCATATGGCATATCGTTGCATCAAATATGCCTTTTTCAAAATCTGCACTTGCTGCAACTACTTCTTTAGCTTTGGCAAATGTATATCTTTTAACCCCGGCTTTCTTTAACTCATCTTCAAGCAATTCCTCGCCGATAACTCCATCAATTATTATTCTGTTGTAATTGATTTTCTTGATGAAGTTTATCATCCAGTCATTACCTTCACGAATTGGTCTGCAATCTATGGCTTCAACAAATATCTTATTTGTATCTGTCCTGACTGCAATTGAAAGTGAAACTGATTCAGCATCGCGCCCATATTTGATACCGACAAATAACTTACCAGTGAGTTTAGGTAATACTGAAACTTGGACTGCTTCCCATTCTGTCTTAGTGATTGCAGATTTAAGATTAAACTTAACCCATAATCCTAATCTTTGAATGTTGAAGTCTAAAGCATCAGAACCTATCTCATCCATGACTGAACGCTCGGTGAAGATTGTTCCGAGTGATGGATTGCATCGATACCAAGCATCTTTGTCATTAGGTGAAGTCATTTCTTCTACAGACCATTCAGCCCAACCTGAATCATGAGTATCTCCCTTGAGTATCTTCTTGCGATATTCTTGGAAGACAGTTCCTGAAGAACTCATTGTTGGTGGCGTTCCGCAGAATATAGTTTGAGGGTTTTTAGAATCGGTTACGATATACTTCAATGCACTTTCTTGTGCATCATTGTATTCCTGAGCCTCATCAATGACCAAGAGATCAAATCCTTCACCTAAACCGCCTTTAGAGGTTCGGGTTCTATATTCTATCTTTCCGCCTGTTTCTTTCAGAATGATTATTTCTCGCCCCATTGTTTTGATCGCGTGGTAGGATAGACCAAGTTTTTCTACCCAATCAACTAATCGCTCAAATGAAGCATGCTCTGTAGAAGTTCTATGTGCGGTGTGCATTATGTGCTCACCATTTACAAGTCCCCAAAACTCTCGGATATGAACAACCTCGGTCTTGCCGTTTCGTCTCGGCACTGAATATCCGAATTTCGTGCAATTCCATAAGCCATCATCATTGACCGACATGATATCGTATAGGAGTAACTTCTGCCAGTCTTGAATTTCTTTACCAATCAGTTTATAGAGTTTAACTGCTTGGTTTCCTTTAGTTTTGGTATAAGGCAGCACCACTGATTCCGTAGGGTATTGATTTGCTTCTCTTTCTATGGAATCAGTTTCAGGTATACTGTGGGCAGGCGTTGTTTCGTCTGCCATAATAAATACCTCGTATATGCGATAGATAAACTCTTACTTTCGGATCAGGTTCTTAAACCGGTGATCTTATCCTTGGGTTCATGTTATTCCTCCTCATTGATTCTTGGAGTTTCTGATTCTTCCTCTTGTATAACCATTTTCAAGATAATTCGATAAATCCTGAGGTAATACCCATTTACTTATTACTCCATTATTTATCCATACCCTACCTAGGTTTTTCCCTTTTCTTGCCAAACTAAATTTAAGTTTGGTTTCTTCACTATGTCGGTGTCCAGTATGTCCATGACACATCTTATATTTGACTTCATCAGACCGACTATTGTAGGAATCTCTCAACTTCTGTCTTCGTTGTTCTGTAATTGTATTTAATCCCAATTTATATGCTCTGATACCATTCTCTCTGTGAGATACCCACTCCAAATTGTCAGAGCAATTATTATGAGTATCACCATCAATATGGTCAACTTCCTGCTTATATTCAGGAACACCATGAAAAGCAGCACAAACTAATCTATGAACTGAATGCTGTCCATATCCTTTTAAGGTAACAAGATAATAGGTTCCTGTCTTACATATATACAGCAACTCCTTGTTAGAATTCCTTATGTTGCCAATATTCGAGGCTTCATACCCTTCATATTCAGGAATTGGCTTCCATATCTCATTCATCAAGAGCCTCCTTTATGCGACCCTCTTGGACAGCCTTATCATAAACTTTTGTCCAATAGTTTACTTTACCCGTTGGCTTCATTCCTTCGAGTTTTATAATGCACTGACAATTTGTATGGTGTCCAAAGAAGCCATCTGGAGCTTGATAAGTTTCATAAGTACCAACTAAACTTCTGCACCACTTGCAAGCACCGCTATCTGCTATCCTGGTGTATTTAACTGTTACTCCAGAATGTTCCAAAAACTTACCATTGGTTGTGATTGTCTTATCAACAGCAGATTGAGTCAGATTTGTTATCTGTTCATTGATTGCTTGCTTATGTGCCTCATAACCCTTGTTGAATACTTCAGTGATAAGATTATTTATCCTATCCATATCAGGATCAGGTTTAACTGCTTGTAATCCTAATCCATAGGAAGCATTGATTTGGTCTTGAACCATCATTGCAGCTTCAGTTGATAATTCATATGCATCTAATAAAGCAGGTTTGAGGAGCTTGCTTACATATTCTGCGGTGTAAATCATTTCTTCCTCTGATAAAACACCAGTGGCACTTATCGTTTGTCCTAAAACTTCACCTAACTTGATAGCATATGCTTGTGCCTGTGCAAATGTGGCTGTTGTTCTGGCATCTGCAATATCTTGAACCAGTTTTACTAACTCTGGGTTATCACGATAGGCTTTGTTTAGGGTTTGAATAAATTCCTCGTAAGTCATAAATCACCTTACAAACTTTGAAGAAGTGCTCTGACGAAGTTTTCATCTACTGCACCCGGGTAACTCTCTTGGATCTTGAACAGAGCATCACCAAGCGCACCTAACTGACTAATATCAAGTGCAAAGATAGGATTCCAAATCGCCTTTTCCATATAGATTTGATTGCGTGTGTATGCAACTTCATCTCTTACACAGGCTGCAAGGAAACCTACATTTATAAATCCGCTTGCAAAATCTGATTGAGCCTTCCTTGCAATCAATCTGAGATTTTCATGGCTGGCTTTTATTGATTCAGCAGATGTAGGATTGCTCTTTACAAAACCTAAATCGTCTGTAGTCAATCCAGTTTCACCGGCAAATAATGATGCAAACATTTCAAGCTGGTCATTATGCGGTGCCATTGATTGCTGAGGGAAAGCACCAACGGTAGGGGAGTTGCCATCTTCGTCTTTGGTAAATGTAATCATCGCTGACATAGCTGCATGCCATTTATCAGATATTTCAGCATCATCAGATAAACCAGTTACCCACTTCTGAGGATAACTAAAGAACTCTGCCGAAATTTCTGATCGCTTAACAGTTCTTAAAGCAGAACCCTGTATTGACATACAAGCTCTTGAAATTCTTGAATGTCCAAAAGGTCTGACTGCATCAGGTCTATAGATAATAGGTACCAGCAACGGATATGATGCAGGATTGGCCACTCTTACAACTTCATTAGTTCCATAATCTGTTATCTCTGTATATTCAGCCGTGAAATATGCATCTATTGTCGGAATGCCATTCTCGTCTGTTTCTAATACGGCATAACCTTCCTTAAGAAGTCCGGTAGTAGAATCTATGACACCAGTTGCATGACCGCCATCTATTACTTGAAGCTGAGGAAAACCATCTTCCTCATGGATATAAACAAAGCTACAAGCAGAAATCAGTGCAGATAAAATCGCAGAATCAAAAAATGTATCTGGATTATTCTGTTCAAAGATACCATTAAACCCAAATACATCATTATCAAACTGGTTGAACTTCAATCTATCTGCGAGAGAATCTACAGCCTTTGCACACCAACCGAGTGAACCCATCCAATTTCTTAACTGAGGTGGTGTTGAGATATCCATATCCCAAGTTCTGTTCTTCATTTCATAGAAATTGTAACGGACATCAACTCTGAGTTTCTTGCTGGCTAATTTTGCTTTTAGATAACCCTTACCTTTATATAAATACATACCTTTAATCATTCCTCATCATCAAGTATCTGCTGTTTTATATCTTCCACAGAAACTTTAGCTTCGGTGTATTCCACGATTTCTTCTTCGGGAGCATCTGTAGTTTCAGTTTCTGTTACTTCGCTGGTTACATCAGTATCATCAGTAGAATCGTCTGCTAATAACCTCTGTAGATCAGATAGTGACCTCTGATTGACACCAATTCCATCACCCATAAGGTCTTTAACAATCTTATGCCTTGCTTGTACCGCCTGTACTCTTGTAGTAGCAGATATGGTCGGATCGTTTATGATTTCATTCAATACCTTTAAATCTTCCAACCTTAATCGCTTTGCTTCCTCTGGGGTTAATTCCTCATCGGCTGCTACCTCTGGGCATTTCTTGATAAAGTTACGAACTTCAGGCGGTGTGGTTACTTTTTCATTCTTTTTCATAATCTTGAATGTGTAGGGGTTTACTTTCATTACATTTGCCATGCATATCTCCTTGAATTTCTTATTTTCTCGCGCGTTAATGGAAAACCCCGTGTGTTTTTATCGTGT